GTTCTTGCCGTAGATGAAGGGCACTCCAAGCTCGAACCCGAGCCATCGGAGCCACCGCTTCGCGTTGTCGTTGCGTTCGTCCACCACGTTCCACAGGACGTTGTGGCGAGCCTTGATTGCCTCGAACTCGATGCGAGAGTGCAGCGCGAACGCGCGCCACACCCTGCGATCATCCAGCGTCGTAGTCGTGACCATCCATGGCGTGCCGCTCCCCATCAGCAGGGAGAACGGGACCACCCCGAACATGCACACAGGCGCACCATCCACGAGCCCTGTGCGCGCGTTGAAGCGCATCCCGTACTCCATGCACATGGCCGGCGTGGCTCGCGCCCCGGACCACAGCTCGTCAACGTCAGCGTCTCGCACATGCTTGCCGATTGCTTCGGCGTGCCACGGCTCGGCCGCGACTACCTCCGCCTTCATGGCACTTGCGAGGTGGTGAACTTCGGGATGATCGCCAGCAGCTCGAATGGCAGCGGGTCGTCTGAAATCACATGCACTTTACCGACATCCTCGCCCCATTCGCAGTCAACCGGCACCTCGCCGTAGCCGGTGAGCGGAATGGTCGGCTCGCCGTAGTCCTCGGTCTCGCGCTGCGGCATGTCGTAGGTGTAGTCATCGCGGAGCACGCCACCACACACCCGCACGCCACGGGTCTGCCGCACTTGCAGGCCCACCTTGGCGAGCAGCTTCTTGTCGCCCCGGATCGGCGGCGCGTTCTGGATCGTGAGCGCCAGCGTCTCGACGTGCATGCGGTACGGCAGGCCGATCGTCGCCACGCCCAGCGGGGTCGGTGGCGCGGGCGTCAGGACGCCACCCACGACGGTATAGGCCGTGCCGCTGAATCCATTGGAGATCACCGCGCCATCCGCGTATATCGCCACCCGGCGGCCTTCGAGATGGCCCAGCCCGCTGATCGTGTCGCGCATCAGGGTCCATTCGGTGGTCGCCACGCCTTGCAGCTGCACCGGAACCGGGCCGATCGCGCGCACGGTAACGACGGTGCTGGACGTGTACGCGGTGATGACGACGCGGATCGAGTAGATGTTCTCGACCAGCTCTCCGTTCGCATCCGCTTCGACCAGCGTGCGGTAGATCGTGAAGCCATCGCCGATGTCCGAGCCCCCCACGAACAGCGGAGCCGAGGCGGTGAGTGTGATCGCGTCCAGCTCTGTCCATGCCGCGCCGGAGAGTGTGACAGTGGTGGCGGAGTCGTTGCGGCCGTCATAGGTGAGGCCGCAGTCCACGTAGAAGTAGTCGTTCGGGTCGGTGGCGAAAATCTCGGCGACCTGTTCGATGTACCGCTTGGTGACGCCGTTGATCACGCGCTTCACCAGCAGGAACGTCTCGGTCTGCACGGTGCCCGGCAGCGCCACGATGTCCTCCACCATGTCGAGCCCGTAGCCTGCGCGCGTGCGCCCGGTGTCGTGTCGGTGCCAGCCCACCACCTCTTGGTCGGGGATGTACGTGCAGGCGATCTCGGTGCCATCCTCGCGCACCACTTCGAGCACCTGCCACGGCGCGGCCACCCACTCCATCCGGCGGAGCATGTGGCCCTCGAACAAGTGGGAGGCGTAGAGCGAAATGTCGATCGGCTTGTAGCTGTCGCTCTGGAGCCGGTAGCCGATGTCGAGGATGTGCTGGCCCTGCTCCTGCACCATCAGCGCGGTGTCGCCCACCACCTTCGACTGGATGCCGCCTGAGCCGTGGAAGGACTGCGGCTTGATGTTGATTGAGGTCGGCGTGATCACGTCGTCCTGCCCGCCCGTCATCAGGAACTCGCCACCCTTTGCCAGCACCACCAGCTTGTCGAGCGGGATCAAGTCCATGATCGCGTTCACTTGGCGCGCGTTGATCGCGAACGAGATCGCGTCGGAATCGACGATGGGCGAACTCTTGCCGTGGTTGGTGTAGTCGCCGGTCTGCGAGCCCCAAATCATCTGCGGGTCGCGATCGGTGCCGGCATGCCACAGTCGGTCGGAGAAGAACTCGATCTCGGTCGGGTAGCCGTACTCGGGGCACCACGAGCCGATCGCGAACTTGGTCGTGCCCTTGAGCGTGCCCGGGGCGAACTCCTTGACCTCGATGTTGTTCGTGCCGGCGGCAGGAGCCACCGCGAACGTGATCGTGTGCGCCGCTGCGTCGATGGTCCAGCCCTGCCCCGCCCTAGGGGGCGCGGTGTAGCCGCCACCACCACCGGGGCTGTCGAACCCGCCATCGTCCACCATCCTCATGGCTGCACCCCCGCGCCATCAATCTGCACGGTGTAGTCGTACACGGACGCGGACGTGTTGCCAGCGATCGGGAAGGTCTTGGCGGAGCCGTCGCCCGATGCGGTCCACGTGTGCAGGGCGGCGACCGCGCCAACGCAGCTGTCGGGAATGCGCGTCATCACGAGGCCGTCCATGGAGTTGGCGTTGTTGAAGGCGCTGAGCTTGACCACGCCAAAGCCCGGGTGCACGAACTCCCACTCGACGCCCACGGCATAGTCGTTGACGCCATCGCTACGCACGTCGCCGGAGCCATCCCACGCGCGACCGGATTCGTGCACGGGGCGCACGCCGCCGGAGACGTGGTAGGTGCCGCCAGCATGCACGGCTGTGCAGCGGTACACCTTGCCGTCGCTGCGGCGCAGCTCGCCGACGCCGACGTTCTTCGAGGCCGGCTCCCATGGCGTGATGTCCCGCAGCTCGGGCTCCTCCACGTAGAACAGCGCGCCGACGTGGCCGGCGGTGAAGATCGGATCGGAGCACGTCACGGTCACGTTGCCGACCGCAGCTGACACGGCCGCGCGCACGCCGTCGTTGGTGTTGATCGGGCGGAACGGGCCATTGCGGTTCTCGTGCAGGCGCAGCTCGAACGAGGTCGGCGTGAGGCGGCGCAGCTCGCGCTGCTGGTAGCCGCGACACACGAGGTACATCACGTCTGCGGACTGGGTGAAGCGGATGTTTTCGAGGTCGGCCGTGGTGTACGGCGTCGCCACCTCGATCGGCGTGCCCGGCGGCGACTCCAGCCGGAACAGCTGGTTGTTCGCGTCGAGGTAGTGGAATCGGAAATACAGGTGTCCCGCTTCGATCAGGTAGCGGGTCTCGGTCGAATAGATGAAGGGCAGCAGCCGGGCGTTGAGGGAGCTGGTCTTGACCTCGCCCCTGTAGTGGCGGCCCGGGCGCTTGAACGCGCCGCCACTCGGCTTCACGACCGCGTTGCGGCACGTCGCCAGCGAGGTGAGGTAGCGCGCGACATCGGTGCGCCCATGCAGGCCCGGATCAAGCTCGCCGCCGGAGAACGAGGGCTGTGAGGTTTTCATCGGCGGGCGACCAAGGTGGGCGTCATCACTTCGGTGTCGTTGTCGCGCTGCTCGTTGCCGTCCTGCACGCCAGCGTCGTACTTCGCGTACAGGTAGTCCTGCATCAGTGCGCCGCGCATCTGCAAGCCAAGCTCGCCAGCGATCGCGCCTGCGCGGTCCCACGCCATGCGGTTGGCGAATGCCTCGATGAACTTCGGCGTCCAGCGCGCGGTGTCCTCGATGGCGGCGACGTAGCGAATCCACGCGCCCTCGACATCGGAGGCAATCGCGGTTCCTTGCGGCGCCCACAGCACTTCGAAGTCGGTGCGGCCATCGCGGATCGGCGGGTTGTGGTTGCTGTAGTCGTCCATGGACGGCACGCGGCGAATCGCGCGCACGCCATCGGCCCCGGTGATCGCGATGAAATTCACGCAGTCGGCGGGGTATGCGTAGAGATAGGTCCAGCCGGCGGCCACGGGGTCGGGCGACACGGCGGCGGCCTGCACCTTGGTGGCGAACAGCCACGGGTGGTCGGCGAATACGAAGTCGCGGACGCGATCCCATGCGCGGTTGATGGCCTTCGCGTGCTTGGTGTTCTCCGACAGCGCCGTGATGGTCACGGTCTGCCCAAGCTTTTCCAGCACCATGTTGGCGATGTCAACCTTGGACGAGGGCATGCGTCACTCCTGAAAGAGAGATGGCCGCCCTGAGGCGGCCATCTCGTTGCGGTTGTGCGAGGGTTACTCGCCCTTCTTCGACTTCTCGGCCTGCACCTTCTCCATCCACGACGGGGCGAAGGGATCAACGGTGATCGTCTCCTCCACGCCCGTGACGGGGTTGATGCGGGTTTCTTTCGAGGGCTCGTCGATCTCGAACTTGTCGCCCTCGGCGCGAAGCTGGCCGTAGTAGCCGGGGGCGGTGGCGCGGACGATGATGGGCATTACGGGTTCTCCTGCTGGGCCGCAACGATGCCGGCGGTGATTTTGCCCGTGCTCGGCGCGGTGCCGGTCACGGTGTAGTTGAGCCGCATGTACCGCTCGTCGGTGCCCACCGGGATGTAGTCGAAGGCAGCGACGCGGCCCACGCCCGCGTTCGCCAGCGGGACCACGACCGATTGTACGGACTTGGGGCTGGAGAAGGCGGGGTTGTCGTCGGTCTGGAGGTCGATGGTGATGGAGGTGAGGTTGTTGAACGCCTCGACGAACTGCACGCGGATCGGCAGCTCCTCGCCCTTGCCGATGTCGCGCGTCAGGGAGACGGTGCCACCCACGACCTTGCCGGTCGCGCCGAGGTCGATGAAGTTGGTGGAGGGGGCCGTGGCGGTCACGGCCTGCGCGTTGGAGAACAGGTTTTCCTGATCGAAAATCATGGTTCGGTTCCTTGTGGTAGGTGCACGGCGCCGGGGTTGGGCGCCGTGCTATGCGGGTCAGACGACGCGGGCTTCGGTGTTCAACAGCGCATCGCACTGGACGATGGGCATGTTGCGGAAGAACAGCACCGGCTCGGAGTCCTTGGTCAGCTCGCGCCACGTGAGCAGCGCATTGCTGTTCGCGCGACGGCTCTGCTGGTCGAGGTACTCCATGATCGTCGAATTGACCACGACGATCTTCGAGCCCTGCGTGATGGTCTTGTGCTTCGCAATCTTGTGGTACGACTTCACCATCATGTCGAACAGGTTGGCACCCGTCGCAGCGGTGATGGTGAGGGCGGCAACGTCGATGTTGGCGACACGGGCCACGCGGCGCCAATCGCGCACCGTGAAACCGATGTCCCACGAGAACTTCTCGCGGTGCACATCGAGGATCGAGCCGTCCGGCAGGGTCTTGGTCTGCTGGCCCTTGTCCTCGCGCTGGAGGCCGGCCTTGGTGCCCTTCGGGAACAGCAGGTGGCAGGCGGTCGGGCCGGACTCGATGAACCAGATCGAGGTGTTCGTCGAGCCCGTACCACCGGCATCCACGATCTGCTGGCCGCTCGCGGCCGACAGGGACGAGAAGCGCGGGGCGAGGCCGGTGAACTTGGCCGGGGCGGTGGCCTGATCGCCGTAGAACAGCGTCGATGCCATGTCCTGATTCATGCCTTCCATGATCGGCTCGGCTTCCGACAGGCGCAGCGCGCCCGGGTTGCCGGACAGGGCGACGAGCTTGGAGTCGATCTCACTCCACGCCTCGGCCATGCCGGTCGTGTCCTTCACCTGCGCGGTGGTGGACTTAACGGGCTGGACGCCTTGGTACAGCATGCGCCACGTCGGCTGCGGGATGCCGGTGCGGACGGTGGTGAGGTGCGAGGTGCCGTCGTTGCACTCCACCGCTTGGAGGTACTGCAACAGCGGGTTGCTCTGGTTGAGCATCTCGATCACTTGCGCGATCTGGTCGTTCTCGTCCTGACGCTTCATCACGTCGGCGAGGGTGAGGTAGGTGTTACCGATCTGAGCCATGGTGCTCTCTCCAAAAAATAACCCCTTGCGGGGCTGGGGTTGTCAGGGTTGTGCGTCAGCCGTTGGGGTACAGGATTTCTTCCCGCGACTTCGGCGCTTGCGTGCTCTCGGCAGGCTGCGCACCCATGCCCTTGATGGCAGGGTCTTTGAGCAGCTGGCCGATTCGGTTGAACACCCACAACACGTCGGGGTGGTTGCCGAGGTTGGTTTCATCGAGGCGATCAGTGATGCCCGGACGTGCGCGTTCGAGATCGACGAGTGCGCTCTGCGCGCCCGTGCTGATCCCCGCGAAATCCTTGCCGAACTGACGCTCCGATTCTTCCGCCCACGTGCCCCGCAGCAGTTGCGAGTGCGCTTGCAGGAACTCCGGCATGAAGTTGATGAAAAGGTCGATGTGTTCCTGCGCCTTCGCTTGGGTCCAGTTTTTCTCCTTCGCGTAGGCCATCGCCTTGTCCATCAGCTCCGGTGAACTGAGGTACTCGTCGCTCTTGGCTCCCTCCGGCAGCTCGAACGGCTCGTACTTCTCCGGTGCCCCTTCTACGACCTCCTCCTCGCCTTCGGGCTTGTCGCCCTTGGTGGATTCGTTGGCCTCACCTTCGCCCTGACCTTGCCCCTCACCCGTCGCGGTGGACTGTTCGGGGGGAGTAGTGGCTGTGGTGTTCGTTGCGGCGGCCTCCGCGCTTGCGGGGTTGTCGCCAGTGTTCTCGGTTCCGGCATCCGCCGGATCATTCTTCATGGTCATCGTCATCATCCTGCGTCGCACGGCGCGCCGCTTCTCGTGATTCCCTGCGCATTTGCAGCTCGCGTTCCGGGCAATGATCCCTGATCTCCGCGAGCCACCAGCGGCCGGCGTCTTGCCAGCCTGCCGTGTGCGACATTCGGTGTGGGTCGATCGCACCAGCGTCGTTGAACTGCACGGTGGTGCCCTCGACGTTCGAGGCTTCGAGGAACCGGCTCAGCACCCGGCGCGTTGCGCCATCGGCCATCATCGTGCGCACGTCCTCGGCGCGCTTCCGTTCCGCGATCTGTTCCTTGGGCTTCACTGTTGCATCCCCTGCCCGAGGGCTTGCAGCATCGAGCCGTCATTGCTCTTGGCTTCGCCCAGCGTCTTGAGTGCATCGGCGCCCTGCTTCATGGCGGGAGCCATCTGCGCGGCCTGCTGCATCTGCTGCGCCTGCGCGCGGCCTTCGCGGATGTCGTTTACATCGTTCTCGTTGCGCACCATGCGCGCCGGGCCTCCCTGCTGGTCGTTGACGGCCTCGATCGTGTAATCCACGTCGATCTTGTCCCACACGGTCGGGTCTTGCTTGCCTTGCGCGATGGTGGTGACGATGCCGAGCACGCGCTCGATGGTGCCGGTGCCGGCCGCCTTCGCAGCCTGCGCGAGCATCGAGGTGTATTCGACCTTGATCTGCACGTTCTTGAGCGCGGGCGGCGGATCGGGGATCAGGCCGCGCCGGTCGGCGTAGAAATACACCAGCTCGATCACCGGATCGAGCACCTCGTCGCTGAGTGTCTCCAGCGCGGGGCCGAGCATCGCGACCTTCTCCTCCTTGCGCTCGCTGATCTCGTAGGCGGTGCGCTGCCGATCGTCGAGGAAGTCGAGCATGCGGAACAGGCTGGCGTAGAACGCCTCGCCCACGCGGTCCATGACTCCATGATGGAAGGACGGGAATCGAACCCAC